CCATAGTCTAGTATTTTCTTCTGACACAGGGTCTTTTTGACCTAGTGTAGTTAGTGAGTTCTCAATATACCAACCACCTACATCTTGGAATGCATGTGACCATACCCTTTGCCAAGGTAAGTCCTCTCCTTCAACTGCAGGTAAAAATCTGATGACAGCATAACCATTACCAGTTTTATCTAACTCTGGTTTCCAAAATCTGTCGTCTTGGTATTTAGATTTATTATTTTTATTGTCCTCAGGATTGAGGTTAGCCTCTATGGCTTTCGTAAGTTTGTCAAAATTACTTGACGATTGTTTTAATGTATCAAAGTCCATTATATTTCTCCTTGTATGTATTATCGTATTATTGTTTTTGTGTTTCCTATATTAATCGGAATCATTATTATTTATACTACTTTTTGCCTTCCATTCTCTATAACCTTTTATCCACTCTCTATCAGATAGAGGACCTTTATCGCCTAGTAGTCTTTTTCTCAAAATCATCAATAGATCAATTTTTAAATCTATTAATTTAAGTATAAAATTTTTCATTATGTATAATATATCAGGTTTTTTCATATTTGTCAAGTCTATTTGAATCTTTTATTGAAGTCATCAAAATTGATATATGATAAGTTCTTAATGCCTGCCCATTCATCAATAGTTCTGCTTATATTATCTGTTCCTTTAACACCCTCAGGATTGACTTTGTAATAGTGTATATTAGGGTATTCTACCATCAGTTGTCTCCATTGTTTAATCCAATTTACAGGTGGTGTTGCATGTGCTTCTTCTATACCATAATGTTTAGTTCCTTTGTACATATTATTCAAATTAGGAGTTGTACTATACATATCGTGCCCTATAAGATAACATTCAGTCAATTCTTTAATTCTTCTCGCCGCAACTAAACCAGCTGTTGCTCCACATGCCCAACCTCTATCTTTCATCACTTCTGGTATTAAATCATCTAAACTATTTGATTTATCATTGGGATTAATCCAACTAACAAAACAACCTAAATGATTTATCTCTCGTTTTATAATCTTTTCAGATTCAGGTAAGTTTTCGTACCTTCTAATAATTGCCGCTTTACCGGATAGTGACGAACCATGAAATACATAGGTTTGTCTATCACCTTTTTCATTTACTACTAATGAATCAAAATATTTGTCAAGTTTACTCTTAATCTCTGGTGCTAAATTATAAACTGTTTGTTCAAATGTTCCCGCTGGTAATCGTGTCCAATTTCTTAACCAAGTTTCATTATTATCACAATAGCCACTATGATATATCTCATGCATTATTCCGTGGTCAACTGCACATAATATATCTGGTGTAAAATCTCTATACAATCCATTACAACCAACAATTTTTCCGTGTGATTTTAATTTAAGTAAATCAATTGGCGCTCTACTTTGACCATTACCTATTACAAATGCTATCATTTTTTATTTGTTTCACTCATTTATCTTAATATCCATTTTTGTGACTTTCTTTTCTTCACCTAATAAACCTGATACAAAATAGTTAGCACCTACTATGTATCTTTCAAAATCACTTTCATTTGATGTTGTAAAATGTTCAATATGTCCTGGTAAAATAACTATATCACCGGTTTTCACTTTACAGGTATAACTTGTACTATTAAATAAGTTTCTTGTAAATTTGTAATTAAAATCTAAATTCCATTTTTGTCCTATGAAGTTATCTTTTGTTGTAATAACTAAATCGCCACTATCACATCTAGCATAATATACAACACTAAAGATACAATTTTTATGGTCGTGTGCTGGGTGAGATGAACCTTTTTTAGTTCTTGCTACCCAACTCTGTGTCATAGTAAAGTTGTTCTTCATACCTAACACTTCATCTACATAAAAATCCTTATGTTTTTCTATAATGTTTTCTAACTCTTTAAAGTCATAGTCTTTGAAAAGAGATTGTGAATTAGATACTACTGATACATTATTATAATCTGGACCCGGTTCAAACCATTCTATATTAGATAGTCTATTAAACTCTTTTGTATCCATAACATACTCTGTTTGAGTATGATACAATGGTATACTGAATAATGGAATAATACTATTTGGTTTCATTTACAAAGACATCTTTCATAATAAGTTTACATTCTGTTGCATTATAGCTCATAAATGGTTTCAATCTGGTAATCGTAGATGCGATTTCAGGCCAGATAAAAGTTTCTTTAATCTCCACATTCCAATTTTTGATAAACGACAAAAAGTGTTCCAAGACGACTGCAGTCTGGTACCCAATTTTTCTTTGAATAAGAAGTTGTAAGATTCTAGGATGCTGACCTTTAGGACTTCTAAAAGCACTATTAAAAGAAATAGACTTATCATACAAGTCATTGCTAATAGATACACAATCTGATCTAAAATGATAGGCAAATGCTTCTTTCCTTTTTCTATAATCCAAATAAACATTTTTACCATCGTTTTCCAACAAATTACCAATCCATCTCTTGCGATCTGCAAGAAAGTTGGCAACAAAGAAATCAAGTATATTATCTTGTCCATATTTTGTACTTAATTTGTGAAAAAAGTATCTATCCTTTCTTTTAGTAAAACTACTGAGTGTCGCATTGACTTTACCACCATATTTAATATAGTCATAAGTCTTTGATGTAAAATGTAGCTTAACACCAAGGTAAACTTTATAAACATCAAAACCTCCATACATTATTGTAATTTTTTTTCTAACACATAGTTTACAACCATTCGTAAACTATTATGTATAGGATTAGATCCAGCATGAGATATATTGCTATCAAATATTACTGCTCTTCCCTCTCTTGGTTCTACAGATTCAATAATATTATTATCTTTATCAAAAAAATATGTATTACCGTCTGAATTATTTACATAATATATAAAACTAAAATAATTATCTGTTCTATAATCCGTATGTGCTGGTTGATGAAAATTATCTTTATACCCTACCAGCCTAGTTGTAATATTAGATTTAATTCTATGTATAGATTCATATTTTACTTTAGCGTATTCTAATATCTTTAATAAGTCTGGTAGATACCTAGAGCTTGTACGATCTTTACTATCATAATGCGTTGAACAAAACTGAAAACTATCTCTAGTTAACTCATCTATAAAAATATCATCTGCTTTTCTATTAATTGTTGCTATGTTTAAATTAAAATTCATTTGATTATGATGTGCGTAGTAAATACTTTCTATTTCATTACTTGGTAAAAAATCATCTAATACTTGAATCATTACACTGGTAATCTTCCTGGTTGTGGTAAATTTAAAAGGCGTAATCTTTGTGCCTCATCTTGTATTTTTTCTTTTAGTGATTTGTTCACTAAAGGTGATACTGTTGATATGTCTATATCATTTTCTTCACAATAATTAATGACTGCATCCATATATGTTATTTTCTTTTCTTTAACAACAGCCTCTATTTTTAAACTAAATTCTTTACTATTCATTTCATTCCTTTAAGTTTTAATTGTATCATAATTTTATCTATTTGTCAAGGGTGTACCGACCCATTTGATAGATAATCTAGCCATATTTTCTTTATTAAATGATGTACCTCTGTGTAGATCAGCTGCATCAAATACTATAAGTCTTCCTTGTTTAAATGGAACTGTGACTTTTTGCGTTTCGTTATAGAACTCACCACCAATATCACCATCAATATATTCATCTGCCAACATAAGAATGCAAGCAACTTCTCCCTTATCACCATCTACATGATTTTGTCCGTCTTGTTTATAAAATTGTAAATTACCTGTACACTCTCTTAATCGTAAATGTTGTGCATTCAATCGTTGTTTGATATAACCCCATTGGTCTACTAATGTTTTAGCTAAATCAAGGTCTTTAGTATATTCTATCCAATCTTCACTCTTTCTAGTAAAAAAAGTTTGTCCTAAAAACTTGTGACTTCCCATCTTATTGTAAGGCCATGAGTTTCTATTAGCTGTATTATCAGCACTCCACTTTGATGACATTAACTTATGTGCTAAAGTATCTATAAAGACCTTATCAAAAAAATTATCAAAATATTCCATATTAATCGTCAAAGTCCGTTCTTACTATATGTTTCCTCAAGGCTCTTACAAGTCTTTCTAGGTTATCTATAATATCAATCATAGATTTATCTGTGATGTAATGCTGTTTTGCTTTTAATTTGTCGTATTCTTTTAATGAAATCTGCACCATTGGTGTAGGAGGACTTGCTTCATTCTCCATACTGGCGTCTTGTGCTCTTTCTTTTTCTCTTTGTGCTTTGTCTTCACTGTATGTCATTATAACTCCTTTAATAATTTAATATTGGCTACTCACGCTAGCTTTCACCAACATTGTTGCAACTCATTATAATATATCACACTTATTCGCTTTTGTCAACCTTCGTTAGGTCAAATGTATGATATAATATACATCTTTCTGTTCCACTAGGAACATCAATTACTGACATTGTTTCGGTGTTATCAGTATTCACCATTATAGTCATCATATAAACTGCTTCACCATTAATGTTCATGCCTTCTCTACCTAATGAGATAAAAAGTGGCTTCATATCTGCGTGGTCTGTGTATGTCTGAATCATTTCAGGTGTACCACATAACGCAGGTACATTTTGAAAATAGACCTCGCCTGTCTGTTCTTCATGGTCTGCGTTAACACTAAATGCAACCAAACCGAATAATAGTATTATTAGTAATTTTTTCATAACTGGTCAATACTATTTAGTATAGATTTTATTGCCAAGAACCAAAATATCTATGTCTGAATTTTCATAAAATAATTTTGTATTAATAATATCACCTAAAATAGGTCTACCATTTATATTAAAACTTGTGTTTAATAAAACAGGACAGTTAGTTATATTATAAAAACTTTTTAATAATTTGTAAAATGGTCCATCTGCTGGTATTACACTTTGAAATCTACAAGTACCGTCTATATGAGTTATTGATTTAAATTTATGGTCATCTACATTTCCAACATACAACATATGTGGATTATGAATATCTGTACCAAAATATTCTTTTTGATGTTCTTCCAATATAGAACAACCAAATGGTCTATACACTTCTCGTTTTTTTATTTTGTTGACTTTTAACTTAGCATCTGGTATAGTAGGATTCATTAATAATGATCTATGTCCTAAAGCTCTTGGACCAATCTCACCATTACCTTGATACCAAGCAACAATCTTACCTTCTTTTAAATATTTAGCAACCTTTTCTATAACAGAGTCTTCTATAAATCCATCTGGTCTTTCATCTGTTTGGCAATATGGAAAATTATTTAATTTAAATGGTTTTAACTTGTTCTTTGTTCTTAAATATTCTATTGCACCTAAACTCAATCCCTCATCAGCACAATGTGGTGGGATTACCAAATTTTTGAATTTATTTTTTAATGAAGTATTCCATATAACATTTTGAGCAACTCCTCCTGAATATGAGATCACATCATCATCATTAGCATATTCACTAAAGAAAGAAACAAGTAAATCATTTATTCTCTGATGAACAGTTGTTATCCAATCTAGTGGTTTTAAATTACCAATTAAATGATCGCCATGAAAATTATACCATTCCATAATATCAAATATTCTATTAATACTATTCATATCAAATTGTTCTAAATGTTTTAGAAAATTATTATTAATAGTTCCATATGATTGTAAACCCATAACCTTACCAGCATAGTCAATATCATGTTCAGATTGCACGCCAAGATATACACCAGCGTTATTCATAGCTTTACCTATTGAACCAACTTCACTTAACAGTCCTTTTTTAATTAATTTTCTATCTTTAAAAACGGTCCAAGATATATTATCATCACCATAACCATCTATTACTATATCTACTTTAGGAGTTTTTGTAGTGACAGGAAAACAACTTAATGCATGAGCATAATGATGATTAACCCTTACTACTTTATTTTTTACCGGTAGATAATTGTAATCTACTGCAGGAAAAAAATCTTCGTTGTCTAATGGTAGTTTGTGGACTTGAGGATCAATGACAATAGCAATTTCATCTATTTCATTATAATCTACATTCCATAAATCTTTTATTTCTTTTTGCCATTGCCAAAGATTATTATAAGCATGATGTTTTATACCATACTTTCTTTCTGATTTATGATAATGTAGATTAGTGCCGTCAAAATAAGAAATATTACTATCATGCTCACATAATCTTAAGCCTAATAGTTTCATTATGCCTTATCTTTATTAATACTTTCGTAATGCTTATAGAAATCCTGAATAGCAACACCTAGTTTATCTAGGTATTCTTTCTTATCTCTAGTATATGATTGAACTGTACCATCTTCGGCGGCAAGTAAAATAACAATTTGTTCAATTGGTTTACCAAATATTTCTTCATACATAATTGCATAAGCAGTTGTTTGTAAGAAATAGTTTTCAATCCAATCTTCTTTTCGTTCTTTGTTTGCTGTTTTAAAATCAATTACTGATAACTTACCATTGTATTCAGCGATACAATCAACTTGACCTGCGATGGTCAACTTCTTACTATACATAATTGTTTCTAAACAATGGATATTATTAATCTGATCTATGTATGGTTTTAATAGTCTGAATAGACCTAATGGAAGTACATCTCTGATAGATGGTGTTTCATTCTTAATGTATTGTTCAACAAGTGTATGAGTTGCTTTACCTCTACGAGCCGCTCTATTCATTTCCCAATTGGCAACTTTCTCACCAATACTATCACGCCACTTTTGTAAACCTTCTTTTGAACGGATACTTAAAACAGTTGTAATAGATGGATATGCTTTACCATCAATTTCATAAAATCTAAAACCGTTAACTTTTTTACCTACGGTCACAGGTAAGTTCTTTTTATCTAAATCTGTAAATTTAAATCGTTGTTCGTTTGTCATAATATTTCACTTTCATTTATTGTATTGTTATAATATATCATAATTTAAGCCATTTGTCAAGTCTAAATGGACCGGTATAGTTGTAAATGGTCGTTTATCTTATCAGTTGAGTTTCTTAACTCTTCCTGCTTTTTCTTTCACTTTGGATCGTAAGATTCATAACAAGTTTTATTACTTTCATTTCTATAAGCTCGTAATATCTGTTTACGATTTTCACCGTCTGATCTGTATGAGCAATGCACCCAACCACTATTAGGTTCATCAATATTGTGATACTCCAAAATCATCTGATCAAAGTCACAATGCTCACTAATCCATTTACACAACTCTGCATTAGATAAGCCATGGATTTCAAAATCTGCGGCTTGACCCTTCGCATGCTGTGAGTTTACTGATGAGCCTATGGATACGCATAGTTCTGGACTTCTATATCCACTTGATATTGATACAACTTTGCCAAAATGATCTCTAACTTTTTGTAGCACATTTTCACACAATGCTTTTAAGTTATTCATATGGTCCTCGCTAGGATTATTATTAATCCCTTTACGAGCTGCTGTCTGGCTCTTGGTCATTTCATTTAGACTAAAATTATTGCTTAGTTTCATTTAATTTATCCTTTGCTTTTAATTTTTCTTTTTTCAAAAAGTGAACATCTTTCCAAGTGTCATATGATCTATCATTATCTCTAACTGTTTCAGCAATATTAACTTTCTTTTTTAACTCTTTGTGATATTCTTTATAACTCATTATTAACTCCTTGTAAGTTTTAATAACTTTTCTATTTGAGCCTTAATTATAGGCTTTCTATTTGGCCAATGAATATATGGCTCATCACTTTTACTCAAATTGAATAAAAATGGTAATACAATTTTTTCAATATCCTTAAATCTTTGTAAAGTATCTGCATCGTTAACTTCTTTTGTAATTGTTTCTTTCTCACTTACAATTTGCATGATCTCATTCATCATAGACTTAACATCTGAAACATCTGATTTAACTTTAGATAGTTCTAAATTTTGATTGTCTATTGCTTTAGGGTCTATGGTAGGTTGTGATTGTTCTTTTGGTATATTTGAAACTGGTGTTATTCCCCAATCTTCATCAAGGTCAAACCCCCGCATATAATCTGGTAAATCGTCAGCCATTATTTCTTACCTCTACTTCTACTTGCTATTCTTTGTTTGTTTTTTGCTAATGCTTGTTTTGTTTTAATCTCTTTGATGGACTTTTTTCCATATCTATCTGCTAAAGCACTTTCAGGGTGAGCTTCAGCAATACGACTTAGGTTGTCTTTCCAACCTGAATCATTTTTCATTCCACCTGTACCTGATACTATATTTAGTACCTGAGGTACCTGTATAATGTTAGGATTCTTTTTCATATAGTCTTCCATTTCAGAAATACTCATCATTTCTGTAAATTCCTTCTTACTTGTCTTTTTTCTAAATGTATATATTGGCATTATTTTTTATAAACCTCATTCCCTATTACTACACTATTCATTTGACTGTTGTTAAACAGTTCTAATGCTTCAATTGGTTTACCTGCAATAGGTTTACCATTAATGTTTAAACTTGTATTTATCAACATTGGAATACCTGATATTTTGTAAAACTCGTCTAATAACTTATAAAATATTTTATGTGATTTATTTACTGTTTGTATTCTACAAGTACCATCTATATGTGTTATACTTTTAAATTTTTCTTTATCTCTTACTTCCGCTGTAAATAACATATACTCACTTATACCTTTAAAATCAAAATAATTATTTACCTCATCTTCTAATATACTAGCACCAAATGGTCTATACCATTCTCTCTTTTTAACATTATCATTTAATAATTCTCTACCATTTCTTATACTAGGATTCATCAATATTGATCTATTACCTAATGCTCTAGGACCTAGTTCACCATGACCTTGGTACCAACCTACTATTTTACCCTCAGCTAATTCTTTTGCTGTGTTCTTTATTGTTTCATCAGTAGGATATGTAAGTGGAGCAACATCATCTTGCCAAAAAGGAAAATTGTCTTTATTAAATTCAGGTTGTTTAAAATGTTTTCTTAAAAATTCTATACAACCTAATGATAGTCCATCATCTGGACTATGAGGTGGTATATGTAGATTAGGATACAGTTTTCTTAACTTACTATTTAAAACACAGTTTTGAGCAACACCTCCAGAGTATGATATAATATCTGTTTCTTTTACATAATTTTTAAAGTGTTCCATCAATATAAGTTCTGCTTTATAGTGACAAGAAGCAAGACGATTAAGTTCACTCTTTTCCATATTTGTTTTAGTCATATAGTATCTTCTTTGACTAAACAATCTATCTAAATCTTTTACATTGTTTTTAAATTGATTTATATAATCAAAATCTATTTTACCATAAGACTTTAGTCCCATCATTTTACCAGCTAAATCTTGCCACATACCCTTGACACCCATGTCTTCTGCTATGAAGTTAAGTAATACTCCAAATGATGAAGCGTCTTCTCTATCTTTTCTCAAAACTCTCTTATCATCTTTAAATATAGTATATGTGTCTTCCATATCACCTAAGGCATCATTTACTAAATCAACATCTGTTTTATTAACTAATGGCCATTTAGATAAACTATGAGCATAATGATGATCTACTCTAAAAAAAGGACAATTAAATTTATTAAAATACCAATGATCTGGTTTAAATTTTTCATATAACATTTCTGTGTCGTACCAACTATTTGGAGATATGGAAGAACCTTTTGGAATATTCATATCAAGTAAATATGCAATACCATCTACTTCACTTGGAATTATATTCCATTTGTTTAATGCGTAATCTAAAAAGTAATAGTCAGTAGTACCAAAATGTTTTTGAGAAAATTCTCTTTCAAATTTTAAATATTTGACTTCAGTACCATTACTATATGATATATTTGCATCATGGTTTCTTAAATTTAAACCGATTAGTTTCATTTTATTAAAGATTCGTAATTGCTTCTAACTTATCTTTAGCACTTGCTAAAATTTCAGTTTTTTTCTCTGCTGTTAATACATAATCAATATGTTCAGCAACACCAATTGGTGACGCTAAGAAAGTT